ATACAGCGTAATACTTGGGAGTACCTGCCCCTGATGATGTCCTATTTGGCGCAAATTCATTCATAAAGGAAATGTCTTTTTGTATCAAGAAAGTTCTATTATTTGATCCATCTATAAGCTGAACATATCTTGTTGCTTCCCAGTCTCCTGGTAAAGGCAAAAAAGGATTATTAACAGTCAAAGTAGCTGTATCATATCTACGATAATAATTTAAATCTACTGTTCTTCTAAGCTTGTCTTCGGTGGATATAATAAATTGATTAATAATTGAATCTGATAATACATCAGAAGACGTTTCAGTATAATCTCTTACGTTAGTCAATAAATCTGAATAATCGGTCATGATGTGCTCACTGTAACATTACCTACAGATGATAGCAACCTTGTAGGTTTATTTGGTGCCTGTAGCTCTAAAGGCATCATACTTTTTGTGGTTATTGTAAAAGTAGATCCATCTGCCCTTGTGTGAGTTACAACTTGATCTGCAGTTTCAAATGAATTTACATTTAAACCAAATCCTGCTCCGCTATAAGCGGCATCTGATCCATCTGGTTTTACAACTGTGGTTCCTGCATTTATAGGACCAGTTGGTCCACCGACAAATATTCTTGATACTGCAGTTTGACCTCTAGAATTTTTTAATGATTGAGGATCAGTTATTATCGGTAATGGTTCTAATTGTGGATGTTTAGCTTCAAATTCAGAGATGTGTACAGTCGATCCATTCCATTCTTTAACCATTTCATTGTAAGGAAAAGCCATACCAGATCTATCTGATATTCTTTTTGCAAACTTACCTGACGCATACTTACCCATTTAAACTCCTGGTAAATATGTTTTAGGTGTTAAAAATAAACTTGTTCTTTCACCGTCTTGATCCGCTGCTCTTTGAAACTCATCTTCATAAATTTGTTTTAATAAAGTAATTCTATCTGGCGATTTTTTCATAGCTATGTAATAAGCTAATCCAGCAGTCATACATGGAAGAAATCGAAAAGGAATCTGAGCATTATTGGTGTAATCGCCCGCATCAAACATACGAACAAGAGCATAATACCGTAGAGTGTAAGTTGTATCAGCTGCAGGATATAGAAATAGTGTTGGGTTTATCGTACGTTCAAAGTAGTATTGAGTTGGTCTTCCGCTGGTTGTTTTGACAGCAATATTTAAATATGTAGATCTGCTAATTGATGTTGCAGAAAAATCATTATTACTAGAGTCTCTAATCGCTACATCAGTAATATCTACAATTTGTTGACTATCATCTGCATTAGACCCAAACAAACTTGTTCCAGTAAGACTAGTTGTAGTAGCGGCTATAGTTTTTTCTTGTAATTGTATCGTCCAAAGATTTAATCCTCTATTAGCCCACTCAGCTAATAAAAGATTTAACGAACGTCTTGCAGTTTGCAGATCGTATCCACTACGAACTTGCAAACCACAACGTTCATATGCCTCCTCAGCTATATCATCTATGCTGAGGTCAAAATTAGCTGTTGAAGCGTAAGTTGGCATTAGCCTCTCTTCTTAGCTTTTTTTACTTTTTTCTTTTTACCCTTCATGACTTTGCCGCCATTTTTCATGCCCATAGCCATTGCTTTTCTTGGTGAAACCTTACCGCCCATAGCCATAGCCATAGGATCTTTTTTCATCATCCCACCGCCACGTTTTTTAACTACTTTGCCACCACGTTTCATTGCTTGTTTTTTCTTGCCAGCCATTCCACCGCCAGCCATTTTCTTTTTACCCATCATGTCGACCTCCGAATATTCGTTTATAGGTTTTTGCTCTAGATACCACAACGTCTTGATAGTACCCTTTTGGCCACAACTCATAGTAACCAATTCTGTGCAGTTTATCAGAAGCTTCTTGTAATTGCGAGAACTTTTGTGCCAGCATCATACTGTACTCTAAGTTGCTTTCTACAATAGGGGTGTCCCCATTTGGAGTGACCAGGAATTCTTGCTCCTCTTCGTTGGCTGGGTTGCTGGGATGAAAACCCATAAAAAATATGTCCTTTTTATTATACCAATTATTGTACGCATCTATAACATCCTGAAAATCTTCAAGTGAATAATTAAAGTAGGGATCACAAAATATCAATATCTCATGGACAGAAAAATCCAACTGCTTCAAATGACCATTAAGTTCAGATTTATACCACTTGTGTTTTCTTTTTACTTCAACAACAACTTTATTATCTTTCCATGTCTTCTTTGCAAAAGGGCAAGCTGGAAAACCACCTAAGTGTTTATTAGGTATTTCTAAAAAATGCTCGGACCACTTACGTACGTCTTGTTTTACGTCCTCTTCTAATGGCATCTTTACCTTTCTTAAATATACTTGCTACTTGGGTCTTACCCATAACCTTTGCTCTTTGCTCTCCAACTGTTAGGATCTGAATTTTTCTAGCAAAAGGTTTATTAATTTTTTTAACTTTTGCGACAGTCTTTCTGGCATCAGTAGGAGTAGCAAACTTAATACCCACAGTGTCACGTGGATTTTCGTCAGTATAGAGACGTCTTCCACTACCTTTTGGTTTCTTTCCTGTGCCTACTTTTGGATCTTTTTTAGAAGACACCTCTAAAACCAAATCCTCTCTGTGCTGCACCAGCTCTTCTTTGATCCGTAATTAATCCGCCTTGAGCTGCAAATGTTTTAACGTTAGTTGGTTTACCTCCAACACCTTGTGGTTTACTTCTTTTTCTTTTTACTGCTGATCTTCTTTGACTCTCTGTCATTCTGGCTGCTTTAGCCGCTGGAACACATTTTGGATATTTTCTTTTTCGATCAGCTTTGAGTTTAGATCTACCACATTTAGCAAATCCGCCACCTTTTTTCTTTGATCCAATATCAACCCAATCTTGCTTGAACCATTTTGCTAAACCTTTATGACCAGACATTAGCTAAACTTTGTTATTTTTCTTTTATTCTCTTTTATTGCCCCACAAGCTCTTGCCATACCACCTTTGTTAAACTGTGATACTTTTTTTCTATCTTGTGAAATTTTGTTAAAATCTATTATCTCTCCACCTTTAGCTTTACCTGCTGGTTTAGGTCCTTTAAAATCTTTTCTCTTCACACCACTTGGATCCTTAATTTTACCTGCACATATTTTAGAAGCGTAAGCATTTGCATATGCACTAGGATAAACTTTGAATTTTCTTTTAGCTGCCGCTTTTCCTCTTGGACATAATTTTGTCATCCTTGCCCCCTGTATTTAACGTATTGACGTCTTTTGTTTTTGTTCTTTGGCCTACTGCGTGGAGAACGCCCTATACTAGTCCTTTTTTTGACAGGTGTAAAGTATTCGTTGCTTGGTGGTTTAGCCATACTTACATTTGTGATAGAGGGTTTTCTAATGCAGTTTTTATTCTTTTATCTATCTTTTCTTCTAGCTCAGTCATGGCTTGCTCCAACTTATCCGTTAATAATTCCATGTCTTCCTGAATGTCCTTCGTGGTTTGTCTTAACTCCTGGTTGGTTTCTCTCGAATCTTCTTTAACTAATTGCTCAACATCATTAACAACTTTTTCAATACGTCTTACATCTTGACGAAGGTCATTTTTGAGTTCGTTGGCTACGTCACTCACTAGTCTTATTTCCGACATAATCATTTCCATCTCTTGCATAATCATGTTTACTTCTGTTTGTATAAGGTCTGTTTTGCTATTTAATTCCTCTTTTGTTAAATCTATTCTTTTGTCAAAGCCTGATAGATCTGGTGCAACATATTCTTGGATCTGTTCTTTCATCGTTAGATAGTCTTTGTAAAATTCGAAGCCGCCCCATAAAGCACCACCAGCTGTTGTTAACGCTGTGAGTATGACAAATATCTTGCCACCTTTAAATTTAATACCACCAGGTAATTCTACTTCTGCCATTGTGAATCTATCATATCATTAATCATGCCGTCACTTCCAGCAAATAAATACCACTGCGCCATATTATTATTTTCTATCTTTGTATCTGGTATCATATAGTCAGTAAAAAAATCTTGACGATCCACTAGTTGTTTTTGTGAATCAAAAAATGTTTTTGAATCACCTAAGACTTGCATGACAATTAAAGTTTTAAGTTGGTTTGTGCTATCATATCTGCCTTTGTCACCCATCTTCTTAACAATTTTTTTAGCAGCTTTTTCCTTTTTAGACTCTGGCTTTTTTACAGGTTTCTCTTCGGCTTCACTCTTATCTTCTGGTTCTTCCATATCTTCTGGTTGCTCCTCATCTGCCTCAGTCTCTTGAACGCTCTCTTCCGATTCAGACTCCTCTTCCGCATTAGCTTCAGGCTCTGTAGAATCTTCTTCAGTAGACTCATCCATGGATTCTGGCTCAGCCTCAGCTTCGGGTTGAGATTCTGGTTCTGGTTCTGGCTCATTTATTGACTCCTCCATTTCAGGTTCAGATTCTATTTCAGGTTCCATTGTATCTGGTTCTGAAGCAACTTCAATCTCTTCTGTCATTTCTGGCTCTGGTGCTGTCATTTCTAATTCTAATTCCATCTCCATTTCCATCTCTACTTCAACTGCAACAACCTCAACCTCTGGCATTTCAAGCTCCATTTCAGGTAACTCCATTTCAAAACTAGGCATTTCTAATTCTAACTCAACAGTTTCATAAGAAACCTCCATGTCAGGTTCATCAAATTCTGGTTCAAAATAAACATCATCAGTAGGTGATTCAGGTAAAACAATATCATTATGATCAAAAATATTTTCTACAATATCTATAACGTCTGTTTCTGTACTGCCTCCATAAGCAACCCACATCTCAACTGATGTTATCGATTGTGTAACTATTGTTGATACTACATTGTATAATACGTTTATTTCGACATCATCAAAAAGCGGTCCAATTGCCAAGTTGATATCGCGTCCCGAAATTTCTATTGTTAATTTTGTAATTGTTCCTGCAAAATCAAAACCACCTGTGTATTCTTGATAACCACTAGTTACTCCTGATTCTGATAGTATGTCTGTGCCAGCAAATACACTCGTATTGCCATCCTTTCCTGTGATGTGCATAACGATACGATCTTGTGCGTCTCTTTTATCAACTTTAATAGAATAGTTCGTTCTACCTCCATTTTCGATATCTAGCTCAGATATATCTACTGTTTGAATGAATGTTGTTCCCATTCCGCTCACGCCCATGGTTGACGTTGTATTACCTGACCCTGTGATTTGCGCACATTTATCTGAACCTAATGCATAGCAATTATTTCCAGATGGCATGTTTGCAGGCCCTTGCCCTCCCCAATCTGTATCCATATCGCCTTCATATCTAGGTAAAACAAAACCATTGTCGCCATCTAATACATCTCCAGAGTCTTCGGTAATTATGGTTGTAGTAGTGGTTGTAGTTGTAGTCTCCGTTGTAACGGTATGTCCATCAGCTTCATATTCTATTGATTCAGTTTCTGTTATTACGATTGTTTCTTCTACTCCAGGTGTACAAACTCCAGAAGCAGTTATTGGACACTCAGCTCTAAGGGAAGAACATAACGATGCCAGAATGCAAAACCATAGCACCAATAACAAATTTGATAAATTTTGATCCATCGCTTTCGACTCCTTCTTGAACTTTTATTTTAACTAATTCATCATTCCATTTTGCATAGATGACACTGCCTTCTGGTATTAAATCCATGTTAGCTTTCCAACCCTCTTCTGCTTCACCACCTATGGCACCAAAATATGGGCATGGGGTGCCTGCCATAAGCATGGCGTCCCAAGCACGGGGATCTTGACATAATGTGCTTACAGCCGCCACCTTCATGCCTGACATGTATAAATTTTTGCTAATTTTCAAAAGCGCGCATAGCTCATCGTCAACAACTTTTGCTCCAGCAATCCCAAGTATCTGAGTCTGCACGGCGGCGCTTGCTGAAACTTTACATATGTCTGAATTGTTCATTACAACACTTGGCGCACTGGCTGTGGGTGGTGTAGAATTGGTCACGACCGTACTGCTGACCGTGTTCGTTTCGGAATACAAATTTTTTGAAAATAATAAAATTGTAATAAATAATAAAACTTTTAACACTTCCAACGTCTCCTAGCTTGTCTGAGCCTAGAGTTTGGATCTTTCGCTGCTTTAGGAAATTTTTTCATTTGTCCTGCACTTCTAGCACAAAACGATTTACGACGCTTTGCGTCTTTTGACCCAGGCTTAACTTTTCCTGTTACAGCAGTTTTTAATTTAGAGCCTGGATTATCTCTTCTATATTTTGCAACACCAGCCGCCGTCATTCCCGCCCCTTTAGATGTGGGACGGAAATACTTTTTAGTTCTTGGCGGCTGTTTGTCTCTTTTTCTAGCCATTAGCTTAATGATTCATATCTCTTAATGCATTCAAGCATAATGAATGTAGAGTCATTTGCAGTTTGGACAGGTATGGTAATTTTTATATCACCAGTTACACCAGTTGATTTTGGATTTGTAATACCTCCAAA